AGCGAAAGCGCATTACTCAATCGAAGATAACGCACTAGAGAAGCCTTGGTGGGGCATGGTGTGGATGAATCCGCCATATTCTAAGCCTTCCCCTTGGGTTGATAAGTTTATCGCACACGGCAACGGAATCGCGTTGCTGCCCATGTCTAAGTCTAAGTGGACTTATGAGCTATGGGATAAAGCTGACGGTATCGCTTATGTTGGCACTATGAAGTTCGAGCAAATAGACGGCAAATCCAGTCAGATTTACATGCCAGTCTTGTTATATGCAATGGGTCAAATTGGAGTCGAAGCTATCAAAAAAGCTGGACATGGAAGGATGCGTTAATGCCAACTTATGAGTTTGAGTGTGACAATGAGCATTGCGAGTCTAATTCAAGGGTAGAGAAGTGGATGTCAATCCATGAGCCTCATGATCTGGAATGCCCATTCTGTCATTCATCGATGAGCAAGGTCTATAGCTCTATAGGTGTTTCATTTAAGGGCACAGGATTCTATTCTACCGATAACAGATAACCGACACGCCGCTCTGAACAGGACTTATATAAATGGACTTGACTGACATGGTACGCTCTGTGGCTAGAGCCCATCAAGGGCTCAACCCGGGCCCGAAAGGGACAGCCCGGGGGGTAGCCATCGCTATTGGGATATCTCTATCTATAGCTATGCCCCTAGATGCAGAGGCGAACAACCTTAGTATTAAGTACGTTAAAGACTTAGCTAGAGAACAGTTAACAGATAAGCAAGAAGCATGTCATCACGAGATTGTATATAGAGAATCATCATGGAATCCAAAGGCTAAGAATGGTAGCCATTACGGGTTATACCAAGGTAAGTCTAAGAGCTTAAAGAATGCTTCAACTGTTAAACAGTTCTGGTGGTTCTGGCATTATGTAGCCCATCGTTATGGAGTTACAGAGTACGATGAGCCTAACTACTGTGGTGCATTGCATCATCTAAAGACTAAAGGATGGCAATGAAAGACCCTAGAGATAGCAGAGCCTATCGAGCAAGACGCCTTGAGGTGTTAGCTCGTGATCAGTGGACGTGCTTCTACTGCATGCAACCCGAGGGGAAGGCTTAGAATATGGCGGATTCATCCACACCATGCCCCACCAAGGCTTCTCTAGTGCGTTATCTTCGATTGAGTAATGCGCTTTCGCTGGAATCCACGGAATACCGCCTTTGGGTGCTGCTACATCAAGATCGAACTCAACTGCCATGGCATCAAATAGGGCTCTAGGCGTGTATTGCTCATCATTGGCCATCATTAACCTCACACGTCTTGCATGTCTCTGTGAAGCTCCATGCCCCACACATCTTGCATCTCATTGGCTCTAGTTTAGCAAGATCATTGCTGAAATCCCCGTAACCTGCGCGAAGCAATAGATCGACCAAGTCGCCCAATCTCATGAATGCAAGGTAGTCCTCTGGACTCTTCTCCCCTTGACCATTCAAGCGAGCAACTACTAAGGGTAGCCCACCAGTTTTAGCGGCCCTTTTTGTTACTTGGTCGATCCACGCCTTAGGCTGGAACGCCGATCTAGCTTTAACTTCCATGTCGAACGGGACATGTGTTATATCTTTTCCAGCCCCTCGACCGATATCTGCATGTGGCCACCACTCCGATAGGTAACGGGCGACTACTCGCTCAGTCGAGAATCCTCGGTATTTACGGTTTTGAGAGGCCATTGACCGCGTGACACTTAGAACATGACCAGCTCTTATTAGTGAGGTTTACCTTAATGTCTTTGTAAGGTATTGCCTCATTGCATAAGCAGCATCTAGTCGTGAAGGTAAACTCCTCTAAGATTGCAATGATCTCCTTCGATCGATGAATCTCGTCCTCTGTAGGGAATGATTCCCATTCACCGTCTTGATTTAAGAACTGTAAGCGTCCCATTAGTACTCTCCAAATTGTTTAGTAATCTCGCATTGTTGGCAAACCAGCAAAGCACCGTCTGGCGTTGCCCATTCATTGACATGTGTAAAGCGATCGCAATAGGTGCAATTACTTATCCCTGCGTAAGCTGTGAAGCTATAGTCTAGGACCGCGTTCATGCTCTGACCTTCTGGCGTTGCCATGATCCGTCTTGAGCGATCTCGTACCAGATAACATCATTCGGTGATTCACATCGACCACTGATTTCACCGGTAACGGCTGCCTTGCATTTCATGTGACCCCATGGCTTGCCTGCCTTAGTAGTGCCAGTCTTCCACATCATCTCACCATGCTTGCAATGAGGGATGTCCTTCTCGGTCTGGCCGCCAATGATCTCTTTCACCGTCGCAACAGCTTCCCCCATTGTGGGCGGCATAGTCGAGGCTTTGATAGTCCATGGATCCTCTTCCTTTATTACTGGAATGTATTCGCCCGATGTGTGTAACATCTTGGCTTTAGTTTCATCGATGATTGCCTCTGTCTTCTTAACTGTTGCAACTTTCGTCATCTCCTCACGACTTGCTCGCTTGCCCTTAGTTGCATAACCTGCATTAGCCAAAGCTCTACCAATTGCAGATGTCTCGCAATTCTCAAGCGCAGATGTAGCGTTAACGCCTCGACCTTGGACAGTTTCTTCTGCAAGCCCTGTAGTCCATGGCCTACCGTCCGCCTCGGTGCGATAAATCGCAGCCTCAACAATAAAACGGCCCGAACTCTGATCTAGCAATTTAGTATGAATCTGGCCATCTGGATGATCCTTCCAAAACTTAATAAGTCTTTCTTCAACTGTCTCGTAATCTTCTAAATTAAACATAGAGCTCGTTCTCCTCTGTGTGTAGTTGCCCTGCTATTGCAAGATAGGCAGCAGCGTCGATGTATGTATCGACTTTCGCAGACTCCATGCTTCGTGCGAGCTTGACCAATGCCATGCATGATGCCACTTGATAGTCAGTAATAGGCATTTGTAAGAATGCAGACCAGAGGCATGCTGTTCTGGACATATTGTCTGACGGGTGACCGTAGTCCATTCCACGGTCTTGTATTGTTGCCTTTGCTTCTGTGAGGAAATCACTAGCTTTCACACTTTCACCCTTTCCTTCTTGTCGTAGTAAGTTTGGACCGCTTTGCGTCCCTTGAGATAACCTACTCGATGGCCAACGGTGCGGCCGAGGTGGAAATATAGCGCAGCTAGTAAGATCATTACTACTGCGTCACCTACTGATGGATCGAACATATTTAAGCCCTTCTTCCGACGCCCTTCGTCGTTGGCTTAACTGTCTCACGCCCTAAGGGGGAATTTCTAGGATTTAAGATAACGAAACGGTAACAATTCCGACTCGTCCATGTGGTCATCAATGTCCCGATTTAGATCGTTATCTAGGTCGTCCATAGCGTTTGCCTGAGACTACGAAGGTGCCGTCCTTCTCGATGTAAATTAAATCCACCTGGACGTTCTTGCCCTCGACGTACATGATGGCGAAAGCCTGCTGCCAGTTGGCCGATCCCTTGGTGTAACTGGCCTTGCTAAAGTCCATCAAGTTCCCGACTTCTACGCCATGCAGAACACGGCCAATACGGCCCCCAGAGGCCTCTGAGAAGGACGAACGGCCTGCCCTGTGAGTATGTCCCGAGATGACTGACTTGCCATGCCTACGGGCCGCCTCAAGGGCTGAGAGACCGCCTTGAGACTTTATAGGGGTATGGTCCCCATGGACTGCAATCCAGTTAGGCGCAATGTTGTAAGGCTTCTTATGAAAGGTTATCCCTAGCTCGTCGAGCTGCATAAACTTCTCAAACCTAAGTTCGGGCAAGGATAAGAATGAGGGTATCTTTCTCATAATCTGGTTATAAAGTCGATCCGTATGATTAGACCGGATCATCTGTGTCACTTGAAGGTCGTAAAGTACCTGAACAGCTTCATCGCGATCATCTCCCAGAGTTTGTTCATAGGCTTCTGGTGTCCCTTCGCTCCACTTGCTAATCGTGTTGAAATCTATCTCGTCGCCAATCGTGACGACTTCGTGCGGCTTAAACTTACTAATGAAACTGGCTAAATTCTTGACTGCGTGTCTATCGTGGAATGGGACCTGTAGGTCGCTCACTATGACAATGCGCTTCATTAATCCTCGTCGTCGTCCTCGTAGGGTAGGCGATCCACTCGGTCAGGGATCGATGGCAGAATCCAATCGGGATAAGAGTCTCGATCTGTAATGATTGCTAAACACATGTCCACCGCAAAACCTGCACGGCGTAGTGCACGATACATCTCATGCAAGCTGATGGCCCATGCGTCAAGCTGTGAGTAAGTATCGAGATCGATGACTTTCTTCTTTGCCATGTTAAAAATTATCGCTCAAGAAGTATGTTGTAAATCTCATCGACACGCGAATTAAGTCTCTTAATTTCAGAGAGCAAGTGAGTGATTACGTATCCAGCAAGGCCACCAATGACGGCAAGGCTGGCGAAGTAAAGAGTGAAGAAGTTTTCTTGAGTCATTCTTTCCCGACTCCGAATGAAGCGTCTTTAGGATTGAGCCAGCGCAAGATAACAGGTGCTACTGCTGCAGCTCCTGCCATTGCCAAGGTCTTAGGATCTGTTACGCCTGCCATGTATAGCGCAAGGGCAGCGGCCAAGAATGATCGAGCCCATGATGCTGCGAGTGATTTTGCTTGTTCCATTTATTGACCACCTATCATCGGGATATTGAAGAACGTATTGTCTGAATCGCCCTTGATAGTAAAGCTGACATGTGCATGGTGATTATGCTTATTGATCCCATCATAAGGACGCCAAGCCCAAGCCTTTTTAGATGAGGCGATGCGACCATCGAAGATGATGTAACTGATTCTTTTATCGCCAGACTTTGCAAGGAGTCGAATCTGATCGACCAAATCAGGCATGAGATCGGGCTTCCCGTTTTTGCCTGCAAGGTCGCGGTCAACATCGATGGCACGTACCCATCCTTGTGCATCTGGATTATGATCAGACTTGCGAGCAGCGTGTCGGGTATCACCGATCCAACCGTCCGAAGTTCGATCTCTATCTGGGAATGCATCGTCTATCTGCTCTCTTAATTGAATGGCAGACTTAGAAAGTCTTGGCTTCATTTACCGACAGATAGTCCTGCGGGCAATGGCTTTGAGTATTCCCATTTAGCAATGTAATCGCCAAGGCCGTCTGAGTCATTTTGCAATCTAATCGAGCCCGTAATGAATTCAGTAGAATCAGCAAGCTCAGGGTAAACCTCAATAATTTGATCGTATAGTGTCATTTAATTAGCTCCTCACATAGCTTGCAAAAACCGTATTGCTGTCTGTGCCAGAGTAAAGCACAATACTAGTGCCCTGCAATAATACATAATATTCAATGTAGTCTGTTGTGCCATTCATAGAAACGTTTACCGCCGCGGAATACCCCATTAAATATTTCACTAAAGTTCCATTTTTATAGATTGCTAGCGCAGCAGAAGTTGCATTGGTATTCAATGCGATACCTACCAAGTATTTACCGGCAGTAGTTGGAGTAAAACGGTAATTAGTCGTCGAGTCAAAACAATTATCTGTATCGTAATCTTCGCCATTTATTGCCATTTTTGTAAAAGTGTTAGCGGTAATGTTTTGATTCGTTGTCGCTCTGTAACCTTGGAACGCTGGCCCTGAGGATGATCCACCGATGGCAACCCAAGCCGACCCTGAGTAATATTCAGTCGAATTCGTGTCCTTGAGATAGGAGATCATCCCCTCTTGAGGGCTGGCGATGGCTGAGGTGCGAGCTGCCGCACTAGCGAAGACCATTACTACCTGAGAGGCCAGATAGCCGTTAGCGTCTGCCGCCGTTAGGACGTCTCCAGTCGCGAACTCTTTGTAACCTAGACCTGCTGCCATTGTTTGTCTCCTAGTATCCTAATATGGATTGTCCGATTATACCGTAAGTCGATGATCCGATGATGAATCCCTCAACTATAGGCTCAAGTGTTGTTACTGTGCACTTCATAGAGTTTGGGGTGATGTCCCATGCCAAGCCCTGCACTTGCAGGGTCTTCACGATTGTGCTGCCGTCTGGCTGGACGTTAGTAATCTTCACATTGTCAAAGTAATCGAGTCCGATCATCGTATCCGTTGGCACGTCTGGATCCAGAAGATCGACAGTCATAGCATCGATGCGGATCGTGGTCTCTGCTCTGGTTGCAACGTATATCTTGGCGATGTCTAAGACTTGAGCATCTGTCTGTGGAATCATGTCTGTGACTGTTGTGCCATGTGGGAAATACTTGGCTGATGAATCAACGTTTACGGCGGTCTGAGCTGTGCCGCCAATGCGTGTCATGCTGGCCTGATTGATAATGAGCTTGTCATCGAAGGCGTACTTGAGATCAGAGTAGGGAATCCCTGTTGTCTGATTAAACTCGATGGGAGTAGCCGCTAGAGATCCCACAACATCAGCGCGATCCTTAAACTCTGCGGTGCCATCTGGCAACATGAAGAATGCGCCTTGTTCTGCAAACTCTGCCGCCTTGAGGGCTGCAAGGGATGTTCGAGCTGTGCCGGGATCTGCTTGGACTGTTGTAGATCCTGTGTCTGTAATTCGCATCGATGTAGGGAATGAGACCTGATCGAGAATCTTAGTGATACGGGTGCCAGTAGTCTGGCCAGCTGTTGCACCTGTCACGCTTGCCACGTTGGCCATCTGAAAGAGTCTAAAGGCATCGGAACAGATGATGTCTACGTAGCCGATCTCCTGCCCTGTTGGGTAATAGTATTTATAGGTATCGACGTATCCAGAGAATAAGAACTCCTGCGCTGTGTCTGTCGTAGCAGCTACGCGAATCTTTCTTAGTGGAGTTAGATAGCCAAAATAGGGACTAGATACATTCTGAGGATTGAAGTAAGAATTAGGATCTAATACTCGGACAGTACAACTGCCTGACTCGTAGGTGTCGCGCATGATGTTTCTTCCACGGCTGATCTTAATGGATCGAGTAACATCGCTGAGATCAACTGTGGGAGTGGGAACGGTTGAGTCACCGAACCGAGAAGTGCCGATTACTCCATAGCGATCGTCGCCAATGACGAAACCGAGGCCGAACGTAGCCCCTTGGCTAAAGTCGAAAGAGACTGAGATCGTTGCTGGCAGGGTCATAGTGCGATTGCACCCTTAGCGCCGAATCTGTTTGTCTGGCTGAAAGATCCAGAGAGTGAGTCATTAATCTGACCGTCACGGATTGCTCCGCCGACTGTCTGGCCGTCGAGTTCTACGGTGATGTTAATCTGTGGGACGGCTGCACTTCTGCCACGTAGGTCTTCAAGGCCTAACGTTCCACCGACAGCGCCTGCGCCCATGTCATTAAAGCTAGGGATTACAGCACCCTGTCCGCGTAAATCCTCTAAGCCTAATGCTCCGCCGATTGGTCCAAGGTTAGGGATTTTCCAATTACGGTAAGGGTTAGGAGCCTCTGGAGTAGCAAGCAAGGCGAGTTTCAGTTCGTTGTTACGCTTGACCGCTGCCTCTAAATCCTTGGCAAGTTTTTCTGCAAGTGTGCCGTTACCTTCGAGGATGGCCTTCTGTAATTCTAGAGAGATGCGGTCTGTCTCGCTGATCTTGCCCTTGAGCGCGGCTTCGATACCGATAGCATCAATGTTAAGAGTCTTAGAGGCTTTATCTAATGCGAGTTTCTTTTTCTGTTCTGCAGCTGACTTCTTTTGGAGTGCTGCTAATTCTTTTTCGCGCTTTAATCTTAGAGCTTCTGCCGCTTTAAGCTTTGCAGCATCCCCAGGGCTTGCATAGATGCCGATTGGCATAGATCCAAGATAGCCCATCTTAATGCCTTCGAATGAAGCTCTAAACATCTTTTCCTGAATATCGATGATCTTAATTACATCGTTCTCATAATTGTCGAAAGGGTTAAGTGAGGCCAAGATCGCTTGGTCAGATGTTAAATAATAAAGTTTCTTAAATCCAAAGACAGCCGTTGCCACCATGCTTGCGATCTTTGTCGCTAGGCCTTCAATCTTGGCAACGAACTCCTGAGGATCTCCAGCGGCGAAGGCTGCCACTAAAGATTCGACAAGGGCTCCGCCAATCTTTTCAGAAGCTTCTCCTGCTGCTGTCGAGATCAGTTCAAACTTGCCAGCGTAGGTGGTTAGGTAAGCAGCGTTTCCACCCTTGAACTGATCAATAAGTTTCTGTTGAATCTCAGAAAACTTCATAGTCTTAAGTTCTGCTTTGGTTAATCCAAGGTAATACTTAGTAAGTCCCTTAGTCTGCCCTAGGTACGCGAGAGAAAGGTCATTAACAACTGTTTCATAATCAACGCCAGAACCGCGTGAAATATCTAACGCCTGAGTAAGTAATTCTTGAGACTTAGTAACTGAAGAAGTGGTCTGCAACAACTTCTGCATCGCTGGGCGAAGTTCGTCGTCGGTAATGCCAGACATAGCCGAGAGTTGCGAAATATAACTCTCGATGCGTGCGGTCTCAAAACCTAGACCAAGATTCTTTACTGACATTGCTAGACGAGTTGCAGCCTTCTCGTCTTCCATAAATGCCTTGGCGGCTGCTTTGCCAAACTTAACTACAGCGGCGGTTGATAGGCCGATACCTGCTGCGCCTGCTAACTTCTTAAATGATTTTGCAAGTTGATTAACGCCCTTGTCTACATCGCCGAGGGCTTTCTTGCCTTTGTTCTCGACGATTATGGGAATGCGTAATTCAGCCATCAGTTGCCACTTCCATTAAACTTAGCGGCAGCCTTCTCGAGCGCTTTGATAATAGCTGCCTTGGCTTTGCCTTGGTCCTGATCGTAAGCCTTGAACATGGCGCGGCCTTGCATCTTGCCACGGCCTGCGAACTGTCCAGAGAAGCGCGGACTGAAATTACCTGAGAGTCCAGATTTACGTCCGGCGGTCTCAACGATTGCTCCTGCTGCTGTCTTGTTGTGAATCGAGACAGTTGAGGACCATCCCTCACGGTTAGGCTTAGTCGGTGTTAGCTTGTAACCAATTCCACGGCGTGCCTCGGCTGCGTCGTACATTGGAAACTTGGCCGTCTTGACTTCATGCTTGACGAATCCAGAAGGAGCGTCTGAGTTGGACGGAAGAAAACCTCTAGCCATCTTGACGATTGGCTTTAGGAATCCGACCATCTCATCCCGTGTTGCTTTGTCTAGATCCGGCGAGAACTTCTTAAGGGCTTTGCGAAGGTCATTAGCGCCTTTTAGCTCTGTAGGCATCGCTTTGCTCCTTCGCTCGGTCTTTCAATGCTTTCAGTAACATCTGGAGCATCGATGAATCTAAATCGATTAAATCTTGTGGTGGGATAGCCGTCTCAATGCTCAATCGAGCGATGAGATAGTGGATGCTATCCCGCCCTAAGCCAAAGGGTCAGACTCTGCAACCTCTACACTCTTAAGAGTTTCGAGAAAGTCTGCGCCGAATGGCTTGACTGTGACTCCACTTAGTCGAAGGCCTTCCCATGCCAACCAATAAACGTCTGACTGCTTTTCATCATCGCGGAACGCTTTGTGAAATCCCTTTTTAGCATATAGCTCGAACGCGTACTCAAGGCGAGGAGTGATCTCGATCTCGGTGACGCTGTTGTCTGCTAGTGTGACGATTAACTTTGCCATGCTGTGCCCCTTTGTTTAGTTTCTTAGAATGTGCCTGTTGTGGCTACTACTGTAGTACCTGAGACGTTAAATGTCAGGCTTTGAACTGCTAGATCAGCGACTGCGCCATTGATGTCTGTGGTGCCGTTGATTAGGCATGTCATTGTGTAGAGAGGGTTAGTCGCAGATACTGCGGTTCCCTTTTCCTGTAGTAGGACTACTGTGACGTTAGTTCCCCATGCAGCTTGCAAAGTCTGAAGGACGTTTGCGGTTGCTGTGTCATTGAGGAAGTCGATTGTGACAGATGATGCCTCGAGGCCTTTAACGAACTTGTGCCCGCCATCGCCCATTGCTGTCACTTCGAGCTCGTCGAAAGTGCGGTTAAGTGTTACTGCGGTAACGTGGTCTGAAAGATCGACTGTGTTAATCTTCACGCCGACCTTGTTATTTAGAAATACAGCCATGAGATTAT